TTAATTGTTTTAGTGTTTATGAACCCTCGAATGGGGGGGTCTTTTAACTAACTGTCCGTTTGCATCAAACTCAACATCGTGTCTTATATATTTTGAATCCATATGTATAAAATTATGACAGTCTATACATAATAAGGTTAGATTATCTTCGTTCAAAGTTATCATAGGATCATGAAGATTCGCATCTGTAACTGACTTAATATGATGGACAAGAAACCCATTCTTACCACACTCTTGACATGTTGATTTGTACTTGATTCTAATGTACTTTCTCATCGTTTTCCATGCTTTAGATTGATAGAAATTGAAACGCTTTTTGCTCATTTTTGCCATATTATCACCACTTTTATCACTATTATTATAGCATTATGATGGTATTTGTCAATCACTTTGAAAAGAAAAAAAGCAGCAAATGGCTGCTTTTATTTAATATCTTTGTTTGCATTAGCTTGATAAGTGTGTCCACATCTTTGACATTCTCTCCAAACAACTTTATATACTTTGTTATCCAATCCCGTGTAATCATTTGGTACTTGACTTGGAAATTGAATAACTGTTTCCATTCCACATATAGGACAACATGTGATGCTTGGTACCTTTACTTCTACCTTCTCCTTAACTATCTTATCCTTAGTAATTACTTTAGGGATTTCAATAACTTTAGGATCGGTAATAGCTTTAAACTCTTCAACTGTTGTTATCTCAATGTTTGCTTTAAACATAGTGTTCCTCCTTCCTATTCAGCGTTTAATGTTACTTGAAATCCATTGCTAAATTGTATAACAATGGTGTTGTTATGGTCATATTGTGTGATGTCATCTACCACTACACCTGATCCTTTGAGTAAATCAATATCAACTACTCCTTCTAACTCTTTATATTCCATTATGTTTACTCCTTCCTATTTACAATCATACCAACAATGGAATGTGTAATGTTTACCTTTTTTTTCTGTATCTTTCCTATAATAAAGTTCATCGTTTTCTTCTATTTCAATGGATGCATACCATTCTTTAACATCCACATCAATTGCTTTTTCAAAAGAGTAAAATTCTACCCAATCAATTAATAGTAACTTCATTAACTCTTCTTCATCAAATCCACTAGATGGGTCTATTGGGTCCAATTGTTTAAATAGTTCATCAAATACATCTCTTTCAATTGCAAACCATTCGCCATCCTCACCTAAGCCAATTAAATCATTCTTAATAACATCTCTAAGCATAATCTTTTCTTTGATCAGATTAAACACATCTTGAGCGTAATGCTCATCTTTATTACAAATATAATAATCACTTTCTTTATAACCTTTGATTTTTTTTCTTTCAGATAGCAACATAATGGATTTTGATAATTCATCATACTCTTTGTTATCGAATAATTCATTAAGATGCTCTACTTTAAGGATAATGTGAGTATTATTCTTTAATTCAAATTTTTTCATTGATTTCCCTCCTTTGGAAATTCTAGGTATTTTATACCTTTTAACTCCTGGACCTTTTGTCCATCTATGTATTGTTGTTTAAAGAAGAATGGGATGTTTCTAGTTCTCGCTTCTTCTAATAAGCTTAATGCCCAACTCTCTTGAAAGCTTCTTCTTTTGTTTCCTGTTTCAGCTCCTACAATAACCCATGACACATCTATCAAATCAAATAGGTCCTTAGTTACCATTCCTTCTAGTAGTGGCTCAAATGATATAAACAATGGTATATCATAAGCTTTGTATTGTGTATAAACCTTTACCATATCACTAATGTTGCATATGCTAACACCAAACATTATATTACCTGGTAATGAGTCTTTCATTGTTAGTAATATCTTAGATAACCGATCATATCTCTTTGTGAGGATCATGAATGTATGCATTGGATATTCATTGCAAATTCTAAATATCTTGCTAATAAAGTTGATCGGAACTAATTGATGAAATAAGTCGCTCATACTACATAAGAAGATTCTTTGAGGTTTCTTTAGTGATTCAAGCTTATCGATTAGAATATCAACATTAGCTGTTATATCACCAAAATCCTTCATTTCTCCATATAGACCTTTACCGATCCCTTTCAATCTAGGAAACATAACATTTCCAGCATAACAATTCTTGCATCCATCAGATATAGGATGACATCCCACTAATGGATTTATAGTTCTATCAGCCCATTCAATCTTTGTCTTAGGCATTTCACATCACTACCTTAATTTTAACTATCCAAACTGGAACTTTGTTTCCACAAGCAACCAAATAAGGTGTGTGGCAATCTGGAATATGCCAACCATTTTGGACTTCATCATCGCAATTCAAGAAATATCCATATTGAGTATAACTTGTAAATATTTCCAATTTAGTATCTTCTTCCAACCATACATCTAATTCAATTATTGCTTGTTTAAGTGCTTCTTTTTTAGTCCACTTTTTTTTGTTAAATACAACAACATGATTATCGCCATCAGTCATATAATCATAATCAAATTTACTCATTAACATCAGCTCCTTTTAACATAAACTTTTTCCCAACTATCTCTACACCAATTGACAACTTGATTTTTCTTAATGAAGAAGTGTTCCGAATGGTGATCGGGAGTTGTAAATCTTATGCTTGGACTTAAGGAAATTGTTCCATTTTCGTGTTTTTCAAATCCCCAAATATGTTTACCATTTTCTGTTCTTTTAGTTTTCTTAATATTTAATACTAAAATATCATTTCTAGCTGGTGAGTAAAACATAACAACATTGTTATATATGGTAATTGTATCTTCTTCAACTTCAAGCTTACCACTATAAAATTCTTCATCAATGAGTTTTATTTTTGAATAAGATGTTTTTTTAGGTGCTAGGTATTGTTTAGTTTGGACATAATTAATTGGACTATCATCTAAAACCTCTACATCTATATGCATATATCCACTATAGCGATATTGATTTCTTGTTTTTTCAATAATAACTCCAGCCGAATATGTATCTACTACATCATATTGTTTTCCATCTTCTAATAATTTTATTTTCATTATAACACCTTGTTTCCATGTCGATAAGATCGGGATTTGTTATATTCTAATTTTTCTCTAATTGCAGCATCTAAGTCAATTCCATAATAACCACAAAAATCTCCAATTCTTATAATAATATCAGCTAATTCAGAAGGAATCCCTTCTGGTTTGTTTGCTTCTATATATTCATTACTAACAAAAATTGCTTCACCTTTTATTGCGCTTGTAATTACTGTTGTTATTGATGATTTATCACTATCATAAGTTGCTGATTTTATTACTTGTTTTCCAGAGTAATAAGTTTCATTTGGAAGATGCCCATTTCTAACTTCTTCTAAGGCTTCTGAAACCTCACTATGAAATAAACATAATAGTTCAGCTTCTGTTTTTTCATGATCCCACCAACCTTTTTCTTTGGCGGCACTATGAGATATTTCTACAATTTCATCAACTGTGATCGGTTCTTTATCATGCATTTCTTGTAAAATTTTAATTACTTGTTGCTTTGAATTTATACCATCTGTTTGTAATAATTGGAGCATCATTTGGATTCTAGTCATTGGTTAATCCCCCTCTTTGATTTTCTTTCAAATTTATCATCATTTGGGTCATATACCCAACCAATGTTGAACATGGCTCTTTCTATTGCTTTTGGTAATATGTTAATTTTCATTTCTTCGGGATTTAATGCTAATTCTTGAGCTATCATATCTCGAAGTTTTTTATTTGAAATTTTATTAGTTTTGTCTTTTGTTAATTTCACTAATAACCCTTCAAAATGTTGCTTAGTTATAACTCCATACATCATTCTTCCTCCTGGTATTCAATTTTGGATAAAATTAATTTCATCTTTTCTAATTTACCAACTATCAAATCATTAAAAGCAAACCATATTTCTTTTAAGGAATGTTGTATGTCTTTTTTTAACATATGATTACAACTTGACCTTTTATGAAGTGCCACTTTTTTTGGTAGATTGTTGGCATTAAAGAAGTCCTCTAATTCTTGATAATTCTTAAGAGTTAATTCATTATCAATACTTATTAAATCTATCTTCTCATAATTTTCCGATCCATATGATTTTGTTACTATAATATTAACTTTTGGACCTTTCAATTGATGTTCATAGTAATAAGCTATTCTTAGCACATTTTCATATTCATCAATTACATCATCAACTACTTCAACATACATTAAATTCAATAATATCTTTTTGATTTTGCTATATTCTGTTTCCATCAATTGGCTCCTTTTCTACTATTATTTGATTTGTAATATAGATTGTTCCTCGATAAATAATGCTTTCTGTTTCACATTTGAAGTGCTGATCCTTCTCAGTGCTAGAAATCTTTTTCCCAAAGATTCTAGCCATAAGAGGAACTTTTTTAATTTCAATATTTACTGTTACATTTGATATAACTCCACCTAACTTCTCTTTATACTTGAATTCACCCATATTAGGCACTTTGTTTCATTTGATTCAAGTTTTTCTTAAGTTGTTTTTCTTCCATTGGTGGAGAGAATCTATAATCATTTACTTTGTAGCTATAAAGAGATTTGTTACCAATTTTATGATGCATTATTTTAATTTTTCTTCCATTAATTATACCTTCAATTAATGAAGATTCATCAAAATCAGAAATTGATTCTGGTTTATCAAATAAATCCTTGATTCCTTTACTTACTTTTTTTGCCATCTTTATTTGCTCCTTTCCTTTTAGCGTTTTCAAAATCTAAAAATAATCTTAATTGCAACATTTGTTTAGCAATTTTATTGAAAGCTTTTTTATGCCACACTTCAATGAAATTTCTATTTTTGATTAGTAATTTTTGGTGGTCCTCTCTTGCATATTGACACTCCCAACAATTACAAATTCTAGGTTTTCTTTTTTGCTTTGATTTTGCCATATGATACAACCTCACAATCACTTGATTTGATGTATATTAATGTTCCCATAACCTTTATATGATAGCCATCTCCGTCTTTATAGACAATTTCATATGTGTTTCCAACAATAACACTTTGTTTATTTGTTATTATGATTTTCTTCATTAGCCGCTTCCTTTTCACCTTCACCTAAATGTGCAATTATTTGATCGGCTTCATCATTCGTGAATGGAGTTGCATATGCTTTACTTGATTCTACTAATACGCTCCAATTTTCTTCTCTAACATATTTACCATTGGAGCATTTTATAATAGTGTCTTTCATCTTCTCCCCTTCTTTCCAAATTGCTTTTTATGTGATTTTTTAAAGTTTTTAGATGCTACAAATTTTTGATTTTTAGGTCTTTTCTTCTTGTTTTTAAGCTTATGTATTTCATCTTTCAATTCATCATATTTCATCCAATCATCTTCCTTTCAGTATATTGCAATTCTTCTTGCTGCATCATTTTTCGATATTTATCAAGATCAGCTTGAAATATTGTTGGAACCCGATCTTCTAATAACCACATATTATGTTTTCTAACTCTATTATCTCTATTCCAGGATGCTAATTCACTATGAATGGTTTTTCCATCTGCATCCCTATCGTTAAAATATCCTTTACCAAGCATAAATTCAACTAAGGGGTGTCTAAATGATTCTTTCTTCTTATCATGGAGTTTTATCAATTCAGCGATGCTTGGAGCAAATTTATTGCCATTTTTAATATAATCAATTAGTGCTTGTTGGATAATTTTATAATTATAATCTTGTAACATTAAGAACCATACCTCATCTCCTTCCTCTTTATCCATTTTAACATATGGATAAGATTCATTGATGATAGCTCTAATCATAATAACTTGTTCGGCTTTCATTTCTAATCCTCCTCGAATATATTTGTTTGTTCTTTCATTTTTTTCGTTACTCCTGTGCCATTGAGAATTAATGTTGGAAATCTCGTTGCATAATCCTTAATAAATTTATTTTCAATTTCATAGAGTAATTCTTTATTCTTAACAATAATTAATATCTCAAATTTGTAATCTTCTATTTTATCAATTGGAAATCTTGATGATTTTAAATGTTGCGCCCACCTAAAGACTGGTAATGTATTTGTTTGACCTATATAAAATTCTCCTGTGGATTTTTTTGTAATCATATATATATATCCAGGACCATTATAATATGAGCTTCTATCAATAAAATTGTGTGGGTTTATTCCATCATTTTCATCAAGAAGTTGTTGTGTTAATATCTTTAAATGATTGTTTTGGCATTTTCTTCCACAATAATCGTATCTGTTTTTATCTCTAATATCATAATGTTTAACATTTACAAATTTGTTTTCCCATTTTAGGAATTCTTCATAAATTATTTCCTTACCACAATTAGCACATTTTGTTATAGTAGGTAGAGCATCTCTAAATCTTGATTCATCTTCTGTTTTCATAACCACCACACAATATAAATCTCCATCTACCATTTTTTTAGATCGGGCAAATTTTATATTGGACCCATGTGTTTCTCTTATATGTTTTTTAAACAATTCATGAGAATCACTAATTATCGTTTGATAATCAATTAAGGTTCTTGGTTTTGAATATCCAAATCCAGTTGGATCGGATTCACCACCTACTTCATATATTTTGTATTTATGAAATATCATTGCTTTTCCTCTAAATTTAAAAACTCATTTACTCTTTTTATGTAGCTTTCTTGGTCAAAATGTGGTCCAAAATCTCCAACAAGAAGAATATTAATATTTTCATCTATCATTCTAAAATATTTTGTTAATAATATATAACAACTAAATTTAACTTTATGGTATGTATTTATTGCTTCCTGATCATTACTAAAAACCATGCCATTTAAAGTTCTATCTTGTCTATCAATACCAAAATCACTTACACCATATCTTGTTTTAAGCCAACTATGTGCAATGCATTTTTGAGAATAATAAGTGAACCATAAATTATAACTTTTTTCTTTATAGTTGAATCTAACACAAACAGTAGTTGATGGTTCTAATAGATTACCATCAAAGAATCTTACACCACTTGATAATTGTTCAAATAATAATCCAAATTTATTTTCTTGAAAAATATTATTGAGAGCTTTAGTTGAATATCTTTTATATTTACTCATTTTTGCCACTACCAAATTTGTTTTTAAGGTTATTAGCTCTATTTTGTAGATTGTTATTTGCATTAGGAACATAATCTTGTTCAACATAATTTCCTTCATATACTTTAACAAAGTTATTAGGATGACCAAATATCCAATCAAATGTAGCTACCCAATTTTTCTTATTAGAACCCTTCATAAAAGGTGATAATCTAGTATTGTCTATTACTTTATAAATGACATCTATGCCACCTTGTTTTTTATATTCTTTAATTCTAGCATCAATGTTTGTTTTACGCTTAGAAGTCATTCTTAAAATTTCCTTGAGTCCTGAATGGGTATTAAAGTAATTAGCAATAGAAGAATAATCAATTTTTGGAGAAGTAATAATAGGATCGGTAGGTGGAGATAATTCTACAACTACCAAAGAATCGCTAGATTCATCCTTCTTTGCTTTACTCTTCTCTTCTTTCTTTTTCTTTACTTTAGTTTCCTTTTCTTTACTTTGGGGATTGATTCCTACATTTACTAAGTTAATGTTGTCATTAACTATTTCTACTAACATATATTCATCAATAGCAATAACTTCTTTTCTATTCTTAGTAGCATCAAAATATGTTTTTTGGATTCTCCTTGATGTTAAAATTTTGTATTCATCATACATTATTTCATCAAATACTCCCCACTTTACTAAATCATTAATAATGTCTTTAACTTCATTAATGTGAACATTAACTCGTTTAGCGAGTAATAAACTTGACTTTTCACACCATTTAATGAAATATCCCTCTTCTTGATATATCTTCATATACAACTTAATTATTGTTTTAAATCCATTAGTTGCATATTTTCCCTCTAGCATTTCTATATCATCATTTGTTTTGTCCATTGTTACATCTAAAGGAAAATAATCTAGTCCTTTTTTTTGTGGTCTAGCCATTGGAAACACCTCTCAATTCCTTAAATATAATTTCTCTTACTTTTCTTTTTTCAGGATTGGTTAATAAATCATAATCCTTTCCAAAGAAGTTTGAACACATTATTTTCATATCATCATTAGATAATATCTTTTTGCCCAACCAATGAACTTTATGCTTGGACCCCTCAAGAGCTTCATATTGTGTTCCTTTAAGCCTTAATTCAATTACAAAATCTTTTTGATTATAGATCATGATTTACCTCCTAGAAACATTACTTCAAATATTGCTTCAAGTGTGCCAATATGAATACTATTTCCAGCCACTTTATAAATGACTTTCTTTGGCATCATTGATGCTAAATCATCATAATTCTTTAAGCTAAATCCCATCCCAAGCATTGCTGATCTTGGACTACCGATCCATATCTTCTCGTTATGCTCAAATTTGAAATTATAATTACTAAAATTTCTTGTTGTAATGGTAGGGATTAATTTGCTATTTAATTGAAATACTTGTTTCATTTCTTCAAACTTGTATAAATCTAATACTTTATATAAACAATCTTTTCCTCTAATCTTAGCGTTTTCAAAATATTCATCAAAGTTTGTTTTATTAGTTTTTTCAAAATATCGATTACTGATCTTATTTGTTATATCTCTTTGGTCGCCATCCAACAACAATTGGGATGGTGTAATATCGAGTTTTCTTTTTCTAAGGTCATCTATTCTATAATCTTGTAAATACTCCTTTAAAACACTAATAATAAACACTCTATCTCTATTTTGACAAATACCATAATTACAAGCATTTTCTTTCAACATTAAATTTTCATATCCTAATGTTTTCAATCTTCTTCTCATCTCTTTAAATCCTTGAATATGGGATGGATTTATAATAGCGGGAACATTTTCAAACAATAGAAATGTTGGTAGCTTATTTTGTTCTTTTAACTTATCAAATATATCCAATGTTTTAAAGGTTAAACCACCTTTGTGTCCATCAAATCCGGCTCCTTTTCCAGCAAGAGAAAAATCTTGACAAGGTGTACTCCAGGAGATGAAATCAACCTTTGGAATATCATCTATATTTACCCCATAAACATTTCCAAAATTGGATGTGATTTGTTGAGCTAAATATAATTGTTTAAGTACCTTCTTTGGTAGTTTTGAGATGTCATAAGGTTTTTCGCTCTTCCACCAATCATAAGGTGTTAAATAATCAAGCATTTCTTCTTGAGAAGGAAATTCATGATCCTTAAATTTTTCTTCTAGGTTGTAATGGATCAGTGCATAGGATATTGTAGCTTCAATATCAACTTCAACTAAGAATCTTGTTCCGATCGGAATATTTTTATTCTTTAATGCTAAATGTTGTGCGCCTATTCCTCCATAGAATTCACCAATACTTAATAGTCCATTCCATTTAGGAAGATGGTCTTGATATTGTTCAAATATTGTTTGTTGTCGCATTTTTGCCCTCCTTGTATATAAAAATCGGTGATTGATTAGAGAATAGAAGTCGACCAAGACTATGATTCTATGCTCTAATCAATCACCGATGGATTGATATATTTGTGTCTTGGTCATAAATATTCTACTATATTATTTCTCAAATGGCAAGATTTCTTTTACTAAATCATCACTATAAACCATTATATGGTCTTTTTCAGTATGGAACACCAAGCGACCTTGCTTGTTGATTTTCATATATTTCCCTTTTAATTCGTTAAGGAATCCATAATACAACTTGATGTTAGTTCCATTAATGATGTCTGTTTTGATAGCGTTCAAATTCTTATTTGTAGCAAAGGAAATTCGATTCCTATGCTCTTCTAATGGCAATCCATATCCATAAGTTGGATGCGAATCTACAACTCTTGTATAAACACCACTTCTTTTAATTCTTAACATATTTTGGGTTCTTAGATGCATTGAACTTTTGATTGTGTTAAACCCTAATTTATCATTTACTTTTTTAATAATAAACCAGGAATGTTTCCAATTATCATGATCCCCAACACAATATTCTTCTAGGACTTTAATAACTTCCCAATCAACTGTTGTTAATTCTTTTCTAAACAGTGTATCTTTAGCCGTTCGGAGTATCTTGTTAAATGCCACTTTAAAGCCTACTCTATTGCTATTATCAACTGTTTGTACTAAATCAAAGTGAGTAATATTTCCCTCTGTTTTTACTTGAATTTTTCCTTCTTCAACCAATAATTGAACATTATCGAAGATTGTTCCTAATGCGATTCCAGTTTCATTTGATAAATCTCGATAAGAGCAAACCACACCATTGTTTTCCAGGATGTAAATGTATAACTGATCTCTTGGATTTCTTTTAATGATTGTCATTGTTTTTCCTCCTTTTGTTTTTTTCTCCATATAGGAAGCATTGTTACATCATAACTACTTTCAATAAATTTAATGCATAATTCTCGATTGACATTGTTTCCTAAATAGGTATAAATTTCTCCTATATCATCATTAGTGAATTTGGTTCCTAAGAACTTGTTTATTCCATCTAAATACCATTTACTTGATTCTTCGCCACCTTCTTTGTGAGCAGCTCTTGATAACCATTCTAACACTTTATGTTCAAGGGTTTCATCCCCTTCATATCTAAAACATTTTTCATGATCTTTTGTTTCTAATTTGGTGTATTTTTTTGGAGCATCATATGGTCCATCATAATCCCAAGTATCTTCATAATCGATTTTATTAAAGTTCCAAACACGCTCTTTGTAATGACCTTTGAAGATTACTTCTCCAAATTTGTTAAGATAAATCATTCCTTCATTTCCAAAACTTTGCATCAATTTTTGAAGTTTTTTCATTTTTTAACCTTTTTCCGATCGCTCATTAGCTGATCTATGTATTTTGTAATATCTTTCAAACATTCACTATCGAAGAACATTCCAGATGCTATAAAGAAAGCATATCTTCTCCATCCTGGATGCCATTTGATAATTCCTAATCCAACTCCATCTTTGTTTGAAACATCGATGTTGAAGGTTTTTTTGCCATCATATTTCACTCTGTCAAATGTTAAATATTTGGATTCAATTAAATCGATTGGTTCATCCTTAATTTCATCCACTTTAATAATTACTCCATATCCATTTTTATCCCGATCACAAACACAAATTTCATTTTCTTTACATTTGAAAGTTGAGTAATTCCCAACTTCAAGATAACAACTATTAGTTGATAGTGAAACTTTTTTAGTGAGTTTAATGATTTTTCCAAGAACCATCACATACTTACCAACAAAATCTTGTTGATTTTTGATTATTGATTTTTCTAATACTTCTTTCGATATTGCCATTTTTTCACCTCTTTAAAAGTTTTTGATTCCTTTTGATATTCTTTCATGTGATACTTTCATAAGTCTTTCCTTTTGATGTGGATTATAACCAACTTCAAGTTCGTGCATCAATTCTAATAGTAATTCGTGGACCTTTCCATAATGAGGTATTTCTAGGGAACTTCCACTTGTTCTAAATCTAATTCCATCATTTACAAGGGTTGGATAAAACCATATATCGCTATCATTTGCAATAACCATTTTGATATACCCTCCACCATCATCACACATCAAATCAACTTCTCTTCCTTTTGGTCTAATTATTGATTTTGCTTTCTTAGATTCTTTTTCATCAATAAGACAATCCAAGTGTTTCTCTGTTACTTCAATGGCGATTTGTTTTATTTTTTCAAAGTGTTCATCATATTCATCTGTTAAAAGCTCATAAGAATCATATAAACACTCTTTTTCAAGTAATTCTTCTAAGACATCACTTACTAAATTTCTAATAAATCCTTTGACATTTACTTCCATTATTTAACCTTCCTCATATTTTTATAGTGTGCTGCAAGTATTGAGATTCTTTCAAAATATTCTTTATCTAAAGTTGAAAATGCATAAGTTTCTTTTGATTTGAATATTTTTTCAAAATCTTCATCTTCTATTACTAATGTTGGACAACCAAACACTCTATTAACATTAAGTGGATCGGTTACTATTTCATTAGTACCTGGATTTAGATTTAATTCAACAAAAGATTTTTTTAAGATAATAGATGGAACTTGCATTGCCGATCCTTTGTGAGAACATTCTCTTAGTTTTTTAATTCCATCCAAGATGTCTTGGTATGAGGGTTCTTTTATAACACTTTGATTTTTATCCATTAAGATTCCCCCTATCCTAAATCATTGATGATTGTTTGAATTGCATCTTCAAGTCCATATAATGCATCCTCAAGAGTTTCATCTTCATCAATTTCCAATTCTTCTAATTCTTGAAGTGCATTATCAATTATTCCCGATCGCTCTTCAAGTAGTTCTCCAACTGGCGCCCATCTTAAATTTTCTGGAAGATTCTCCATTTTTTCTTCTAACATCTCTTGAAGTGGTGTTAGGATTTCTATTAGTTCACTTTTTAGGCTTTCAAAATCTTCAATTGAATCAACTTTTATGGTTCTTTCTTGTAACAAGAAACATTCTTTCAAATATTCATTTTGAGTTAATTCACTATTTTTTGGTTTGTGATTAATACATCTAATGCTAGGTTTAGATCGGAAAAACGAGAATTTATAATATTCCGATCCTACTTCAATAACTTCTTTACATCTTCCACAAATGTATGGTTTTCTTGCTTTTTGTTTTGTAACTTTTGGCATTATAATTCCTCCTTTAATTTTTCAAGCTTATCAAATTCTTCCATTTCCTTTGGATAATGTAATCTAAGCATATCCGATAGTGATTTAATAATTTCATTTTGTATTTCTTGAATTTTGTTATTTGTTTTAATTATTGTTGATTGAACTTCAATTGTTTTATTTTTTGCCCTTAAAACTAATTGATTAAAGATAATTGCTAAAATATAGAAAGCTATTGCTACTATTATTAATGCTGTTTTCATTGATTTTTTCCTCCTTGAATTTGTTCATCTCAATGTTACATAACGCTAAAGAATGACAAATTCGTTTTATTTTTGGTTTACTACCTATTGAAGCCTTTTAAGTAGTTGGTACCACACGCTTGAAATATTCGAATGTTACTATAGTGATTTTTGACACATTGGCACTTATTTAAAAAAATATAAGATTTTCTTTTTTCTCTTTTTTAATAGATAGCACTTAGTAATCCTATGAAACAACTAAGGATAATTAAGGTTGCAAAGACTCCTACAAAGAATCCATATTTGAAATATTGGTTACTTGTTAGCTTTTTCATCATTCATGATCTCCAAATAATAATTCTTCAAATTCTTTCAAAGTCATTTTTGTCGAAACACTTCTTCCATATACTTGGATTTCTAATAATTTAACTTCTTCTTGATTATTATCGATATTGGTTCTTTCTTCATAACCTAGAATTCCGTCTAATTTAACTTTGAAAGGGTTTGGAATTGGTCTGCCTTCCCAATCACATTGTGGAATTTCTATAAAACTTCTTTTTACTTTTGATTCAATTGATGTTGATTCACCTAATTCAACTAAAGCTGATGTGATGATTCCTAAAACTTTAGCTGATCCTTCTAATTCTTTTCTATCTGTTTCATTAAGCTTTGGATCGGTTGGAATCTTTGTTGAGATTGTCTTAACTCTCTTAAGTTGGATTTCAGCCAATTCCTCTAATATTAATTTGATTTTACTCATTATTTTTTCCTATTCCTTTTCCTAGATTTTTTGGTCATATTTCTTTTATTTTTTTTATGCTGCTCTTTCTTAGTTCTTCGCTTAAATCCAGCTTGTCGAAGTTTCATTCTCATTCGTTGTTCAAGTTGATACTTCTCAAGTAATTCTTGAGCTTTTGCCTCCTGGATTTCTTTTTGAGTTGGGTTCTTAAGTAGAAGATCAGATTCACCAATATTTTTACCTTTCTCATCCAAGACTTCAACGCTTTTTTTTATAGCTTTTTCTTTGCCTGGTATTCTACCCGATCCTACCACTACAATATTAGTCATTCTTCTCTTCCTCCTTTTGAAAGTCAAATAATTCTAATTGTTCTAGTTTAGGTAAATTAACATCTAATAGAGGAGTGTTTTTATAAATCAATTTTTCAAATATAAGCTTTTCTGGTAAAACTTTCCAACAAAAATACATACTTCCAAAATGATTACTTTTTTGTGCTATATGCATTGTATCTCTTGTATGGTACCCCACTCTATCATCATACACCAATAATTCTAATCCATTTACCTTAAACATTTTACCTCTAGTTATTCCTTGAAGTGTTGGTACTGGCAACAATAACATAAAAGGTTTCCCAATCTCATATAACTTAGCTATTATCTTATCTTTAATGCTAAATGGAGGATTACTAATGATATAATCACACTCTACTTTTGTAAAGAAGAAGTTTTCATCATTGTCTAAATGAGTATAGACAACTTCATGTCCATTTTGAGATAGAACTTTTACAAATGCACTCCACTCTTTATCAAATGGACACCATATCTTTGAGTTTGGTTTAAGATATTTCAATATAGGTTCTACAGCATAGTATGGAGTATATACTTCATCACTATCTTTAGTTGATTTGGAACCTAAATAACCAACATTTCCTACTTTATCATTCATTTGAACCTCCTAGAAATCCATTTTGAACTTCCTTCTTTCTTCATCCACTTGAGATTGAACCATCCCTATATATACTAATGTTACTTGAGTATTTGAATGTTTAAACATTTTTTGTAGACCAACAATGTTATTTGTTTTCATATAATAATGATACCCAAATGTTTTTCTCAAGCTATGAGTAGCTATTGGAAATTTCCATTTAAGGTCTTTTGAAACTCTCTTAATAATATTTGTTGCACCTTGTCTTGAAATTGGGCTGTTATAACCTTTTCTACTTTTGAATAAGTAAGCTTCATGATCCAGGTTAAACAAATCAATATATTCTTTTTTCATTTTATCAATAACATCTTGATTCAAAGTTATTTGTTGAATCTTTCCAGTTTTCTTTTCTCGAAGCTGGATGAATCCATTTTGAATTGAGCCTACCTTAATTTGAGTTAAATCACTGATCCTTAATCCAATGTTGATTCCTAGATATATGAGGAAATAATTTCTAACAGCTAGTTGCTTCTGTTTTTTGTGTGTTTCAATATCAAATGATTCTATCTTTCTTTTCAGATATGTGAAACAATCCTCAAGGTCTTTCTTATCTCGAATAGGTTGGACTACATTTCTTCCAAAATCGTTAGCCATAAAATACCCTCCTAATCGTTCGCAAAAAAGTCAGCCACAACATCTAAGTTTGTGCCGATCGCTTTTGCAATTTTTTGACCCATTGAAACTCTAGGTTCTTGTTGCCTTTGTTCATATTTGGCATATTGTTGTTTATTGATTCCAAGTTCATCCGCTACTTGTTGTTGAGTTTTTTTAGCAGCGACTCTTAAAGATTTAAGCAATGCTGAATTTGTAGTTACCAAGAACATCGCCTCCTTTCATCTTTTATTCTACACTACAGATCGGACCCATGTCAACTTAAAAGTATAAATACTATGCTAAAAAGTTCCATATATATATAGAAAAGTATTAATCATATATAAAACAGTTCACTAACTATACTTAAAAGTGTATAAAAAAGCTTGACTTTGTAAACTTATAAGTATAAAATAGGTATGTAAGCAATATAAAAAGGAGGAAATTATGAAAGATAACCGAAAAAAACAATCAACATTACACCCTAGAGTTGTAGAATTTATTGAGGAATGTGAAAAAGACAACATTGAAGTAACAATACTAAAGGACTATGCCTTAAGAACTAAACTTGAATTATTATTTGAAGATGGATTACTGATCAAACAATTTGAATTGGACCATCACATTGTAAATTCAAAAGAATATTATAAAGGTTTCTTTGCAAAATTTGTTAAGATGCATAGAGATTATGAAAATAAACAAGGAGGAATTCAAAAATGAAACTTGGACAAGAATTTATGCATAAAGGTAAAAAATACGCTTTCAAAGGTTACAACAAAAACGGCAATATTAAAATGCAAGATGTGGTTACAAAGAGCAATTATTCATTCAATAATTATATGGATGAAAGTCAATTAAAAGTATTAGAAACAATGAACCAAAGTGTATTAGATGAAAGAGAATTAGAAAACAAAAAAGAGATGGAAGTATTAAGTACCATTTCAAGAATGAGAAAGAATCAATTATTTATAGGACAAAGTGGCAAAAAATTTATATTTGTTAAAGCTAATAGAACTAGATTTGAGTATAGAGATGTAGATGGAAATAACCATTATACAAATACATTTGGATATATTAAAGAGGCATTAAATGAATTTGCTCAAGATGAAGTAGAAGAAGAAGTAATCAATATGTATTCACTTAAAAAAGGACAAGTATTTATTGGTAATGATAATAAAAAATATGTATTTATGAAGGCTAATAGAACAAAATTTGTAATGTATTTATATGAGAATCCTCAAATACAATTCAATGCTCAACCACAATTCATTAAAGAATTATTGGATGAAATTAAAATCCTTAAGAATTGTAAATATTGTGGAACACCCAATGCTAATTCAACTAAAGATGAAGATTTATTATGTGATTCTTGTTGTGAAGATTTTGGAATTCATACAAGATATAGCGAATTATAATTATTACATCCCAAAAGCCACCAAGATTAATTCTAGGTGGTTTTAAGGGTTTAATAATACAAATATATAAGGAGATGAAATAAATGTCTAAAAACAAAGAAAACGAGATTAAAATAGAAATAGATTCATTGATTAGAGGAGAAGTTATAAAAATACCAAAAGATGTGGTTATAAGAGCAAAATCAAGTATTCAATTTGATACTTATATGTTAAGAAGATTTGGATTAATATGTGTGGCTCAAGTTGGTTATACTAAGTATTATAGAGTAGAAGAATCAAAAGGAAACTTTGTTTGGAAACATATGATGATGAACCTTCATATTGGACACGAAGTTGAAGTTGAAACAAGATATGACTTAAAAATAGAGATTAATGATTATGATGGTGAATTCATGATCCTAGAAAGTTCGATGGAACATCATAGATGTAATGATGAGTATTTGCTTGATGTTTGGAATAAAATTGTTGAGAAGGTGATTAACGAATGAATTCAATGAAACTATTTAGTGAAGATAAAGATAAAAGAAAGAATAATAACCACCATTTAAGTAATTTGGTAACTCAATTAAAAAAAGGTAAGAATGATTGGATCAGAAAAAAAGAACAAGTAGAAGAGTTGTCCAATCTATTAGGAAAAAACATTATAATTATAGCTAGAAGATATAATGGAATGTATAATGTTCACATTGCATCAATGGATGAAGTATGTAAAGAGATGTTGGGATGGGCTATTGCAAATAGATTAAATGTTAAAGATGCAAGGACATTAACAAAGTTCATCAATGAAAATAATATAATATGGACCTAACAGTAAACCCTAATTAATAGGGTTTTTTGTTGCATAAGAAAAGGTCCATATCTCTATGGACCTTAAGGAAGGGGATGTTGAGCCAATGACTCACCATGCTCTGTAAGGGATAAGTGTTCCAAATCAATGGAGTTACACTCAATGGTAGTATAACAAAAAAAAGCACTTTTGAAAAGTGCTTTTATAATAATATTTTTGATTCTAGTTCTTTAAACTCATCATATCGAGTTTTAGCTACTTCTCGATCGGACTTAAGTTCATTTCTTAGTTCTTTAATTTCTTCAATTAAAGGTTCCAAAATCTTCTCAAGTTCTTCTGTTGAAAACTTAATTTCTACTTCTAGTGATTCTTTTTCTTCACCAGGAGGTGCATCTTTTTCTTCACCAGGAGGTGCATCGTTTTCATGATCTTCTCCAATTTCTTCTTTATGATCAGATTCAACTTCCTCTTTTTCTTCAACCACGATTGGAGATGGCACTTCGAAATGCCCACCTGACTTTGCTACTTCTGCCATAATATCAAGTGATAATCCTAGTTTCTCACTAGCTTCTTCAATAGTGATTTTTTGAGGTTTATCTTTTTCATTATCAAAAGAATATAATTCTCCCGATCTCGTTACACCAACATTGTTTTCATCTTCTTCACATAATGCTTTAAGTTCCATTGCATTAGTGATCGGTTTAAATTGACCCATTATTCCAACTCCTCATTGGGATTTAGTTTTGCAAGCAGCTCATCAACCTTCTGCTTGTATAATCCTTTAGATTTCATCAATTCATCATAACGCTGTTTTAGATGTGGCGGAATGATTCCATCGATTCTATCAGCTAGAATTTCATCAATATCTAAATTGATTGCATCTAGTTTTTGCTGCCATTTTTTAGACTCTGCTTTAGTTGCAGCTTTATTAATTGCTGTTTCATTTCTCAACTTATTGAGAGTGTTTCCTGTCCAACCTTCGCCACCTACAGCCCAAAGCACTAGGAACATAACAAATGTTGCTACATAGTACCAAACATCTGGTGGTAGATTGTATTTTTTACTCCAACCAAACAATGAATCTAGGAAAAATAGTATTACTACAATATACACTGTGAACATTTTCTTGTTTGAAGTAAGAAATGTTAAAGCTTCTGCTTGCCATTTTTTAAATTTACTCATTTTCATTTCCTCCTTAATTTTTTTAATAACCGGTTTAATTTGTTCTGCTACAATTTCACTTGTTTCTTCAAAATACTCTTCATTCATTTTTGCGATTGGGCTTACAATTCTTAAAAAGAACTTTAATGATTTCCCAAACCAAGAATTTTCAATTCTACTATACAACTTAGTTGTTGGAACACCTAGATTTTTAGCTATCAAAATCAATAATAATAAGATTACAAGGACTTGAGTGGTCCGATCTAAGTATGTCCAAAACATCGCTGTAGCTAATACAGGCATTACAACTCCATCTAGTAATTTCAATGTGGGTTTAAAGAAATTAAATATTGGTTTCAAATTATCCCATCGCATCGATTATTAGTTGCACCCATTCATCAAGTTTAGTAAATAATTCAAAGTAATGTAATAGGTACCCACCAATCAAACCAAATGCAATAGCCCAAAATTTAATCCATAATACAGTTGCCCACACACTAGATTCATCATACTTGTCGGTGATAGACAATTTAAGCGCTTTTCTCATGTGATTAGCACTTTTACCACCTAAAGACCAAGCTAGTTTTATTGTTTCAAGAATCCATTTTAATGTGATAATGAAAAATAGAATCTTTTTTAAAACTGATCTAAATCTTGCAAATGGACTAATTTTGTTTACTACAGTTTCATTCAATACTTCTTCAACAATTTTGTTTTCCATCTTTGGCTATTCCTTCCTTAATTATTTTTATTTCTATACATCGTTATCGATGTTTGCAGCTTCTAATTTAAGGTACAACTATATGACCTTCTGCTATAACTTCAAATGAAGTTAAACCTAATAAATCATCTTGAATTACAATTTCTAAATTTTCTCCTGGAGCCAATCTAATTGCTACTCCAATTTTATTTTGTCCTGCAAATGTTAATCTACCTACAAATCCATTTTGACCTTGATTTGGATTTGAAACTGTAGTTAAAACAAAATCAAACATTAAGTTTGCTAAGTCTGCATTGCTCTTTGCATTAAAAATATTTTGAGTAGTTCCATCTACTCTTCTTAATACAATACCATATGTTAGTTTTGGTAAATCTCCAAAATCAGCTAGACTTGGTGCGCTTGCAGTAAGCGCCGTTAATATAATTCTAGTAACATCAAATGATGTTGGTATATTAACTACTTCATCCCTAAGGTTGAATGTTTTTGTAATTGAACTCCCATCAACATTCATGTTAGTTATATTTGCAGTAATCACACTTCCAGAAGGATATGCAAAATCAAATGGTGTATCTAATGTGATTGTTGTTCCTGATACGCCAACTACTGTAGCTAATCCAAATCTATTAGATGTAGCATCAATAATAATAAAATATGTTCCAATGGCAAATCCTGTTGCATTAGCCACTACAATGGTGTGGTCATCTATTGCTACTACACCAACAGATGTTGTTCTATTTGTTTCCATTTTGAATTTTGAAATAATAGCTGGTGATACCTGATCTTGCACATTAACATCTAATGCTACCGAACTAATAATATTTACATCCATATCCTGGACCTCCTCTTCTAAAGCTACAACTCTTTGTTCTAAATCAAATATAAAATCATCTCTAAGTATTACATCCACTGTTCCAGCTTCTGCCTGGTTTCTAATAACAACATTGTGGCTTGGAATATATTTGATTTTATTTAATCCATCATATACAAATGGAGTGATAATTAATTCACCGGCAATTGTTGATGGATAAGTTAAATCTAATATAACAGTATCATCAAGACCTAAATCATATCTTAAGCTTGTTCCATCCTTTGCGACTAAATCAACCCACTTATTAACACCTAGCTGTTCGGTATTAGTAAAGTCAATTGTCATTCGTGATGCATTGTTTTCATTATTTATATGTAGATCGGAAGATTCTATTGAAGCTCGACCAGTATCATAACAAATAATATTAATCGATTTCATATTAATTCCCTCCTTTTACAAGTTCAGTGAAGAGAGTTTTTTTGAATCCTAACTTCACATTATATCCTTTATTAGTCCATTCAATTTCAGATACAGGAACTACTTTTGATGTTCCTTCACTATCGAATATGGTTACTAATTCATACAATGAAAGTGTTCTAATATCAATTGGTCCAATGTTTGTTTCATTTAAAATAATATATTCAACATACCTTGCATTAATTAATTCAGATATTGCTAGATATTGTGATGCACTAAAGTATTCCTCATTAAATATTTTGGAAACTGTTGGTTCTATTCTTTGAGCTGCTGGGATGCTATCAATATAAACTTGGTTATCTTTTCCTAAGTAATAGTTAATTCTAACTGTTTCTATTACTCCAGTAAACCCCCAATTTATTACATTTTGCATATAGAATGTTCTTAATAAAGTATCTTCATATGCTGTTCCATCCCATAGTTGTACTTTGAAAACATAATCAAAGTTCCAATCTTCTGTTGAATCATCAAAGTTTGATGGTTTCCAAGTTTCGGGTAACAAGACACCTTCAACATCAATAATTTCTTGTAACGCTCCAGGTGTTGCATTGTATAGTTCTTCCGATGAGTAAATAAAGGTATGATTAGTAAATGTTTCTTGAGTTCTCAATACCGCTATAGTGTTGTTGATTTTCACTTCCGTTGTTGTTTTATCGAATGTGAAATCATCAAGTTTAATTTCTTCGGTTTCGGTACTTGCAATGATTGATATTTTAACAGTTGGAACACTCGATATTAATCCTAGATACTCCATTTCAATATAATAATTATAATGAGCTAAGTATATCTTAAGATATTTCCAAGCATTAACAATGTTGGATGTTCCAGCATAATTTCCTACAAATGATGTGTCTTGAGTGTTGGCTGGTATCACATTGATGAAATCAATATTACCATTATACTGGGTTTCAACTTCCCCGATCACTCTTGTAAATACATTTTCTAAACTCATATACTCTTCATCAAGTTCAATTTCATAAGTAGTTAATTGTGTATAATCCATTATGATTTGTGTGTCAAATACTTTTCTAAAATCATCACCTCTAAATGTTACAAGTCCATTGTCTTGAGTAATGTTTTTCATAAATCCAGAATATTGATAATGTCCAATGTCATTTTTAAAAACAAAGATTAATCCATCAGATATATCATCATGTGTAACACCTTTAAAAGTGCTTGTATCAAAATCAAAAACTCTTCTAATGATGCTCCATTCTTCTATTTCAATGTTTGAAAGATGTACTCCATCTTTATCATATACTTCAACAAAATACATATCATCAACTCCTTCTATTTCCGGTCTTGATTCTACCAATAATATTGTGCATAAAACCATGATCATTAGTGATGTTATTACTAATATTTTTTTCCACATATTAATCAACCACCCATTCTTTCCAAGTTGTTTTTCCAGCCGTTGCTCCATTAATAGTGATTCTATGATTTCCTTCTGGAATACTAAAGAATGTTTCATCACTTTTATCTACATAATCATAAGCATTAGAACCATCAGCAAATTTTATAGTTTTCTTTTCACTATCAATAATGTAAGTTAGTGGATAGCTTTGTCCTGATCCTGTGAAATCCATGTTAATTTCTTGATCGGTTGTTAATGTATCAAGATTTTCTAATTCAATTAACATAGTAGCACTATTTGTTGTAAACTCCATTATAGGAAGGATCGGTAATGGATAATTGTTAGTTATATTAACTTCATCACTCGCTATTACTTCATTATATAAGTAAAATGGTGTTAATCTCTTCCACGTGAATTTACTAATGATTAAGCTCGATGTTTCTTTTTCAGTTTTTGGAGCTGCTAATAATCTTACATCTGTAAATCTTGACCCTTGACCCCAATCGTATTCAATAATGTTTTCATCATCTGCGATGAATTGCATTAATAAGTTATAACCATCATATGCATTATAATTGATTCCAAAGTTGATTTTAAATTGCATATTTTCAAAGTCTAATTCTTGTCCATATACTAAATCTCCAACACTTAGCAATTTTGTTCTTGTTCCAAACCCTATTGGCTCTGTAATCAAGAATACTTCTGGTTCTACAATTACATTTTCTATTAGATAAAATGTTGATGCCATAGTGTCTAATTGTGATTGCGTAATTCTTTCATCAAATATGTTTATATCAAGTAAAACAACTTGACTTAAATAAAAATCTTTGCCTGTTGCTTCGACTAAATCAAGATAGTTTGCTCTAAATCTTAATTGTGAATCATCATCAATTTCATCTAAAGATGACAAAATATAATCTCCTATTGCAATTGGTTCAACTAAAGAATCAAATAATTCAGAACCATTTGTATATAGTCTAAATAAATTCATAACACTATCTACTATCCCTACTTTTGCTCTTGTAAAATAATTATGTGCGTGTTCTAAAACAATATCGGTTAGTTGGATATATGTGTAAAAGGCATCGCTTGTTCCAGCGCTTTCCACTTTCAATTTTCCATCTTCTCCAAGTGTTATAGATGCATGTGATGTTAAGAAATTGACAAAATCAACACTAATCTGGTTGAATTTTTCAAATATATCACTATAAGTTAATTCTGTTTTTTCTAAATTTCTTCTTGCTAAATACATTTCCACCCAAATATCCATTTGTAATTGTGTTGGTTCAACTGCAAATAATGACATATTAACTATAATAAAATTTTTAGCTTCCCATTCGTTGCCGCTTAATTCATTATCAAATCCTATTCTAAAACTACCAGGAAAATCAACTGTATGACTAAATATGATACTTAATTTTTGCCATAACCCATTCCCAGTATAGTCAATTATTCCAAGACTTCCTGAATGATTTATAGCATTAATATTGTTAGCTGTAGATTTCAAATCAATAGCATAATAATAGTTAATGTTAGCTAATAAATTAAATACATATCCAATATAAGATGTGTTTATTCCATCATTTTCAAAATGCTGAATTCCATTAGAAACACCTAAATTAATACAATTAATATTAACATAGTTATCAGCAAGAGAATCTCCATCTTTATCTTCGAAAAATGGATTTGATGCACCATTATTATGTTCAAATATATCTCTTAAGGTTAATCCTTCATAAACAACTTCATCTATTGATTTATTTGTATAGGCTATATCTAATTTTGAAGTTCCCGATCCTTTATAATAAGTTTTACCATTTTCTTGATAATCATATTTGATTTTTTTATATAGAGCAATAATATAATCCATTATTTCTTTTGTCATATACTCATCAAAGATTTTTAGATTGAACACATATACATTATCCATTCTTAAATTTGTTCCTTCTGCCAATGCTGCGCTAGAATAATTATGTCTTAAATAAAGACTGGCATCAGCGTGAACTATTTCTGTTTCTAAAATACCACTTAAATTGTACCAAGTGTCCATTGTTGGTAATGGAACGATTTCAAATTGGTGGTCTACCGATCCATCATAATATAAAAGCCATAAGGATTCCAAAACATTATTATCAACTTTAAAATCGGCATTTGCATACATTTTAGAATATTCATGTATTAAATCATCTTGTGCTGAGTAACCAAATGTTGCCGAAGCATCAATTATAGAATTGTTTAATTCTTTATCAATTATAGAGTTTACATTAGTTCCTTTAGCTCTCCAATCGCTCAAATCTGAATTATCAAAATTTCCATTTATTACTAAGTTTTCTACTACAAACTCTCTTAAAGTATATGTTTCTTTTGTGATACCATATCTCAATTTATAAGTTTCTATCCACATATTATATTGTGTTTTTGAAGGAGAATTAACGGGTAAAAATGTTTCTTTCTCACTAATAAACTCAACTGTATTTGCTTGTAAGAATGTTTCTAAATCTGAACTTGTGTTTCCACCTAAACGAGATTGTAGTATTTTAAGTCTAAATTGACCTGTAGTTTTATTTATTACGATGCTTTCCTCATCTAAAGTGAATTGATTAGGTGTTCCATCTTCGGTATATACAGGAAATTCAATATTTCCAATTCTCAAATATACATTAGCTGTTTTGGTTCCATCGGTTACTATTTTATATCCAAGTATAGATTGTAATTCCTTCGAAAATCTATATGTGATTGTATCAGTTTGTGATAAAGTCCACCCCGTAGCAAACTTAACAACATCGTTATAATCTCTTAAAAATATATCACGATAAGTATATTGTGTACCATCACTATCAATATAAGCTACTTCATCAATGGTTTTATTTGTATAAATAATTGTATCTAGTCCTATTTTTTCATAATCTTTATTTAATATATCAATTTTTCTCATGATCCTTACCTCCTAGAATTGTTGTGCTAATTTTAGATTTATTTCACTAATTAAAGCATCCGTATCTAATTCATCTGCAAAGTTTTCTACTGTTACATTTATTACTATATCCCTTTGCGAATTATCAATGTTTGTTGTTGGTGATGTTGATGCAAGTAAATCTCCTGCCGATTGTTCACCAATCACATTTTGAGTATCTAATTCTAATGGGATTGCATCTGGAATGTCTGTTGTATCTACTCCAGGTGCTGTTGCTAATTTTGTAACTGTTTCTCCAACAAAGTTGACAACTTCATCAAATCCAGGAACTTCAAAATCGGGAATTGTTACATTTATTGCAATATCTTCTAGCTCTTTAAGTTTATCAAATCCTAAGAATCCAGCGATTGCATTAAAACCTTTTATTAGTCCATTAATCAAATCTAATGCTCCGTTTATTGTACTCTCAATTGCATCAATAACTTTTTGTAATATAGATGGAACCACTCCAAAAACTTTACCCCATAAATTCCCTATAAATTCAAGTACCGGAGCTAAAACTTTTGAAAGTTTATCTGATAAAAATTGAACTCCTTCTGCAACTTTATCAATTGCGAATGTTACAACTTTATTTAATATATCAGCAATGAATTGAAACACTTTTGCCATAAATTGCATTTGCATAGCATTGGCTTTAAGGATCGGTTGCAATACATTTAATAAGATATTTATTAAAGGAATTATTGATTCTACCATTCCACTAAATTGATTTATTATTAATGATAATATTGGTGATAATATGTTTAATAGGGCATCAATTAAAGGCATTAGTGATTGGAATAATGTTTGGAATAACCCCATTATTACATTCAAAATTGGCATCAATGCCGATCCTAATGTTTTAACTAATCCATTTATGCTATCTCTAAATTGTTCGTTTCTTGCATATAGCAATGCAAGTAATCCGATCACAACTGTTATAACTAAAATGATTGGATGAGCTGAAAGGAATGTTAATGCTACTCGAAGCCCTTTTACCATCTTAATCAATCCACCTATTCCAGATGTAAGCTTTCCAAATATTATCAACATTGGTGCCAAAGCTGTTATAAACGCTAATACACCAAAGATAATAGACATTTGTGCTTCACTTAAATTACCAAACCATTCTGCCAATTTCTGGACAAAAGGAATCACATTGGTTTGTATGATTCCGGCTAGTGTTGTCATTAATGGAATAAGAGCTGCTCCAAGTTGATTCTTAATTTGTTCAAATCCAAATTTTAATTTGTCTAATGTTCCATCTAATTCTCCTAATGAATTTACTTGTTCATTAGTTAAAAATCCAAATGTTTCAAATTCACTAGATAATTCGGCTACTCCTTCCGATCCAACTTTTAATAAAGGGATCATGGATGCACCTAATTTAGTTCCAAATATTTCATTTGCTAATGCAACTTGTTGAGTTTCAGATTCTAAATCAGCTAAAGCATTTATTATGTTTTCTAGGTTTGCTTCCATTCCTAGACTAGCTTGTTCTGTAGTTATTCCTAAACTTTGCATTGCTTTAGCTGGTCCATCTAAATTTCCTTGAGCCAAATTTGCTAATGCATCTTGAATTTTTACTGTTCCAGCTGCGAATTTTTCCGTTCCAACATCTGTTTGTTCGGCAATAAAATTCCATCTTTGTAATGCTTCGGCTGATATATTCAAAGAAGTAGACATTGTTGCTATGTCATCTCCTGCTTCAATAGCTGATGAACCTATTTTAGCAAATCCTACTAATAAGGCTCCAGCTGCCGCGCTTAATGGAAGTAATTTTTTTCCTGTATTTTCTATACTTTTCCCGACTTTATCGAATTGTCCGGCTAATTTTTCTATTTTAAGGTCTTTAATTTCTTTAAGTTTCTCACCAAATTTAGCAGCTTGAAATTCTGCTCTTGACAATGCTCTTTGAACATTTTCATATTCAGCGGATGTTTTATCAGTTCCTGTTTCATCAAGAAACTTTAATCTATCTCTTAAAGATTTAACTTTGATTTCAGTTTGTTCAAGTGAATCTTGAGCCAATTTTTGCGCTCTTAAGAATTGTTTTGCATCCCACTTAATATCTAATGACTTAGATAAATTGAAAACTTCCGTATTTGTTTGACGGATTGATTTATCCATTTTTTTGATTTCTTTATTAAACTTCTTAGTATCGGCATCAATACCGATCGTTAAACCAACAACAGCCATTATCTTCCACCTACTTTCTAAGTATTTCAGAATTAGAAGCTTCTCTAATTGTAACTCCTTGTTCTGCCAATCTTTCTTTTTCAAGTTTTTTGAAATGAACTAATAATTCTTCAATATCATATTCAACCATTAATGCAAGTAGATCGGTGTAGTTCAATCTACACATTAAGGCATATGGAACTCCATGATGTTTACACCTTTTGATAAGCGTAAAAATAAAAGGCGTGTTAGTCATTTTCTTCGGTTTCGAACTACCCGAAACTTTATTACTTAATTTACGAAGGTAACTAACACGCTCTTCTAGTTTTTTGAAACAGTATTTCCTAACTGTTCTATTATTAGTATGATTTTACCTAATATTTGTTCGGCAATTTCATAATCAAATAGTTTTGCAAAAGCTTTAAATGTAGGTAATTGTTCACTATTAACATAACAATATAGTAATTTCATAGCTCCTACAAAATTAACTTTCTTATCTTTGTTTGGATTTTTACTCCACTTTTTAACCATAGTAGTATAAGTGTTCAAATCATATCCTACTGTTGATTCAAAATGTTCTTCCCATTTTAGATGGGCTTGAAATGATGTATCAATTTCAACTGTCATTTCACCTTCGTGGCGTATAACTTTTGCAACTTCAACACCATCAATTGTTTCAAATGTAACTTCCTTTTTTAGAGTTGGTAATTTAGTAATCATTGGTATTTCCCCCTTTTATTTTATGTTGCTGATTTTGGAGTAGGTACAGTATCACCAAATGTTGCATAATCTGCATCTCCAGGAACTGATTTCATTCTAAATACTTTAATAGTATTTCCATTTGTATCTACAAAGTCATCTGTTGATAAATTTGCTTCTAAATTTTGACCTAATACCGTCAATGGATATTCATAATTATTGATAGTAGGGTCATCTTCTGTTTGTTGGAAAGTTTCTCCAGCTTTTCCTGTGATACATCCAAACATCCAGAATTTAACTGTTTTAGTAACACCTAAAACAAGTGCATCTACTTCAAAATAAATAGCATGTTCGATTGTAGCTCTTTGTTGAATATCACCATGAGAACCATCATCTAATAATATTGCTCTATTACATGCGATTTCATAATCATCTTCAATGTTAGTAACTCCAATAGTTCCAGTTTTACCTTTATCATCACCAATAATCCCGATCACCATTCCATCACCATATAATTTTGTTTCATTATAATCGGCTTCTAAAGTTACGGCTGTTGCATAAGCAATCTCAATTGGAGCTGGATATGTCTTTGGTGCTGTTGGGATTGAATATTTTAAATTCTTACAGTTAAACTTAACCATAGTTGTTTTCATATCTTATTTCCTCCTTAATTTACTTTCTATTCTTTTTATAAGATTTTGTGCTATCTGTGGTTCATTTCTTCGGAATGTAGCGATTATAAAAGGTTTTGGACCCCTTGCGCTATATTCCACAATGTTTGTTAATGGTCCATTCCAAGTCCAGGCTGAATTTGGATAATCTTTCGTTTTCCATCCTGCTTTGAACTTTCCAGTATCAACATTTATTGTGCTTCTTTCCATTAACCTTTTCACTTCTTCGTTTTCTTCTCGAAGGGCTTCATTGGTTAATTTGAAGTTTATTTTTTTAAATTCATTTAATGCTGTTTTCATTTGTTTTTGAAAATCATCTGCCATTGTATCACTCCTCTACTGGTAGATCGGTGATGTTGGCTGATGCTATGAATGAAAAATTGTAAGCTAGAAGCGATGTATCATAAACAACTTGCCTCAACTCAAAATTTCCAAATGTAACCAGAAATGAATTATTTGTTGCATTTAGTAATGTAAATATCTTTTTATCGCGTGAATAAATATTAAGCTGAATCCTAGCTCTCCGAACACTTGGTTGTCCATCGCCATGTGCTAAGGCACCAAGATCAGAAACTTCATAAGTTGCATAAAGTGGTTTATCACTTGCATCTTTAGAGGTTACTTTCATAAACCAAAATAATGGATTGGATTCAACTTTTATTTCAGAAGCTTTTAATGTTGAGCCATCAATGAACCCAGCATTAATTAAAGCTTTTTCCGTTGCATCTATAGTTTGTTCTAATGCACTAACTACAGTAACCATTATAGCCACCTCGTTTCAGCATATTCTTTTGTATTAAGTTCGCCACCTCGAATTGTGATTTCAGCTTTATAGAATTCTCTCATATCAATAAAATTTACCTCATAAGTCTTTTCTCCAAAACCTTTATCAAATTCAATAAACATATCATAGTTAATATCTCTTTTCATAATCACAAATTCATAACTACTTGAATTTTGAATACCATCCAATGCAGCTTGTTCATTACCACTTAATTGTCTAGCATAGGCGTGAATGTATTTACCATTTGGATGGATGTATTGCTTAACCGATCCATCTTCATCTTCATAAAAAATCTTTATTTTGTGGGGTTTTAGGGGATATTGTAATTTTTTAAGTCCAGCCATTAAGTTGCTGCCAATATTTTCTCATCTGCAATTATTTGCAAATCAACAATCAAACTATTTAATCCAATCGAATAATCGAATTCTTTATTATATCCTTCTGCCCCAAAGAATAAACTTCTTACATATTTTATTGCCCACTCTACAGCCAATGGCTCTTTTTCTAGTTCTGATGCAAAATCAAAACCAGTTTTTCTTTTAATTAAAGAGGAGGCTGTTTTTGAAAGTCGTTCTAACTCTTTATCATCATAATCGAAGTCCAAGTATAAAGCTTCTCTAACCTCTTCAACTGTTAGTATTAAATTCATAATTTGCCTCCTCTAATTTTATTTTATTTCTTATGCTGCTGGAGTAGTTAAGATAACAAATGCATCTCTATCTACTACTTTTCCATCTGCGATTAATGTTGATTTTTCTACAAACTCATCAGTATCTTCATCGAAGTATCTACGAGTAGTAATTTGTAGATTTGTGTTTACTAAGTAATCCGATAAATCTCCATAAATCAAGAATGGTTCTGATAAATCAGTTGTATCTAAATGTGAAATTTCATCACGAAGTAATACTTCTTTACCTAAGAAACGGTATTGAGGTTGTCCTTCAATTCCATATGTTACTCTAGCAACAGGTTGTCCATTTGAATCAACCATACCTGCCATATATTTATCAAATGTTAATGGATTAACAATGATAACACCATTTCTTTTCTTACGATAAGCTAATGGGATTTTACCTAAAAAGGCTGTCATCCAATATTGATAATCTACTGATGCTTTAACAAATTCAAATACATTTACGATGTCTGTATCAACTGTTAAACCTAACGGTTGCCCAACACCTGTTCCATTTAAGATTGCTACTTCTAAAGCTAAAACCATTGCTTCCGCGATGTTTTCAGATACTACATTTTCATAAGATTCTAATGATACAGTTGTAGCAACTAAAGTTGTTGCAACTCTAATTTGAAGTTTATAATAATTGAATACAATTTCAGAAACAGCTTTCTTTTGTTTTTCAGCTACTGATCCTTCGGCTGTCCATGAAGCCGTTGGTTTTGCACTTGCAATCGGAACATTAACTCCACCCATAAAGTTTGTTTTAGTTACTCTCGCCCATATTTCTCCATAATCCGTCATTTTTTCAACAACTTTATTAAGGATAGTTTCTGGAATTAAAGCGCCAATATCAGTAGTAGCAGTTGTTGCATCTGCTCTTGCTTCTGGCATCTTTAAGATGTCATTGCTTGTACCTTGCATATAACTTCTAAATGCTTGGCGATAAGCTAATGTATTTGTTCCAGTTAATACAACTTCTTCTTCTCTTAATTCTTGGAATACAGGAACTTTAGTTCCAGCTGCGAATTTTTTTCGCATTTCTACTTCATGATCCTCTAAAGATTTTTTCTCTAATAATAAAGCATCTAGTTCTTTTTCATGAACATCTGTTGCTTCACTTCGTTCAACGATTCCTTCAATTTCTTTAATTCTTAAAATAATTTCTGCTAATCTTTTCATTAGTTTTTCTCCTTTTATTTTTTATTTAGTTTTATTTTCATGATCATTCTTCTATGTAAATCAGATTTTGTTCGCTTCTCTGCCTCTACAGTCTTTAAAACATCCTCTAATGCTTCTAAAGAACGAGCGAATACTTCTGTGTTTTCATAGGCTGGAATGTCAACTAAAGCCACATCATATAATCTTTTAATCTTTAATATAGTTCTTCTTGGCATATCGCCATCTAAACTTTCCCATTTACTTCCACCATCTTCGTAATCAATAGTAAATGCAAATGAACACTCACTTAATAATCCTTCTTGAACCATTTTAAATACATCTCTATTTGATTGTGTATCAATTAGATCGGCTTCAAATTTTAAACCTTTTGCATCTGGTATTAATCTTAAACTACCATTTTTTGTTGATGCAATTGCTAAATAACTTCCAGCATGATTATACTTTAATGGAACTTTTTTCATATCTGTTGAATCAAGGGCATGTATATCAATTGATTCTATATACCCATATTCTTCCGATCCAATCAATGTATCTTGATTGAAAATTAATGCATAACCTTCCAAAACCATTTTATTATCTTCATCTTGCCTAATTTCTAGTCCTTGAATATAGCGAACTTCTTTATCATTCTTAATAGGTTTTTTAGTTTTCATTTGGTTTTCCTCCTTTATTATTTACTTTAGATAATTGATAAGCTAATGCTTTGTCTGATTCTATATAGTTTAATGAAACTAACCTTACATCCCCACCTTCAATTGGGTCCAGGTTAAACATTTTTCTATATTCATTTACTGTCATTAGTCCGAGTTCTCTTGATTTTTCTAAGATTGCTATTTTCGAGCTAATACTAATCACTTGTAAATCACTACTTGATATGATGACTCGATTCCCCATATCATATTCTCTTACAGTAAATAATTTATCGGTTAATTCATTTTGAAGTTTATTATTAATTGTTTCCATATTAGTTTCGTAATAGCTTTGCCATTGATTTTCTGAGAAATCAGCACTAATTATTGGTTCACTAATATTAAGATAATTCATGATCTTCTTCTCAAGAAGCTTCATCATTTCAGCATTTGCATATTCTGCTTTACTATTAACTTGAGTTAATTCAGCACTTGCATCTAAATATGCAACACCTGTTCCATCATTCGCTAAATATGTTTTTGCAAAATCTTCTGATTTTGTTTGCTTTTGTTTATCTGTTAATAATGTAGTTGTATTAATAACAAATCTTAGGAATCCACTTGTTTTGATTGCAGCTTCAATCCCACTATAATTGGTATTAATAACACTTAGCACTTTGTTTATTGCTGAGTCTTTTTCACCAAATATTTCTGTATTACCAACATTTCTAGGTATATGAACTATATTATCAAGACTTGTTGTTATTTGTTCCCCTTGTAATTGGAATTGTAAGACAAAATCCATAGTTCCTTTGATATGACTAACATTAATATTTGTTGGGTCCAATATCCACATGCTTCTTAGTGGTTGTTTTGGTTTGCTCAAATCCCAATCCAAATATATAAAGATGTTATTATCAATAAAATAGTTCCTACAAGCTTTTTCCCAAAATGAACCTGCTTCCATTATTGGATTAGGTTTCATTGATAGAATCTTAGTCATCCATGTTTTATCCTTTTTATCCTTTAAATACACCGTTGGCTTAATCTTGCTTAAATGCTTAGCGTGTGTATTTACCCCGATCATAAATGTATCGTTTAATTCAGGATTTACTGAATCAGAAAAATATGGTGTGAATAGATTCATTAACTTTGAGGTGCTTGTTTTTAAGTCTTTCTTATTGCTAAAAATACTTGTAAATATTCCTTTAAAACTCAATGCCATAATGCACCTCCTTAATCTTCTACAGTCATGAAGAATGTTCTATTTTTAATATATCCAACATAACAGTTTAATATCGTTGCTACTCCATCTATTTTTCTTTCATAACTTCCCTTTTTAGGAAGGTAATTCCCATTTCTATCTTTCTCTAATTCAACATTACTTAAACACCATTTTGTAACTGGATTGTTTTGATATGATACTATATCTTGTTTCAAATTGGCTTCCATTTCTTGCATTGGGATGCTCAATGTTTTTGAGCCTTGATATGTTTTAATTAGAACATGTTCTTTTGAATATCCTATTGCCTCTAGGTCATTAATCAAATATCCAGCTGAATATGGGTCATAGTGTATATATTGGAATCTAAACTCATATTTTTCAACAATCTCCTGGACATAAGAAACAATATCATGATAATCAATTAATTCCGATCCACTTTCTCTAATATATCCATCTTTAACCCATTGAGTCATTGGAACCTTTGTTGTTCTTTTTACATATTTAGTTGTTGCCCAATACATAGTGTGATTCACTATTTTTTCATTTTTCTTATCGAATAACATTATATTAAAAGCTGTTAAATCTCCCGTTCTCGATAAATCAAATCCACCGATCACTATATGACCTCTAAACTCTTCTAAGTCATAAATTTTATCATTATTGAAGTCATCATATGAAAGCCATGAATGTTTGCTATTTTGCCGAACATTAAATGATTTACATAATAGGTTTATAAGCTTTTGTTTGTTATCTTTAGCTTTCTCAACTTCTTCATAAAATTGATTGATTGATTGACTGATCCCTAGATTGGGATTAGCTTTCCATGCGTTTTTAATATCTTTCCATTCTGATTCTTTATCTAATTCATAACAGAAAACCAATAATCTTGGGTCTTTCCAATCTCCTTTAAGGACATTTGAATCTGAATCATATATCTCATCAAATGTTGATTGGCGTTCGGTACCCATAGTTGTTGTTATAAACTCGATTGGTTGTGATCGGGATTTAGTTCCATCCCACAATACATCGATAATATTTGAATCTGTAATTGCATGTAACTCATCAATATGTGAGAAGTGAACATTTTTCCCATCCATCTTTTTTGATTCTTTTGATAATGGAAGGAATGATGTATCTCTAAAAGGTTTCAAATAAATTCCATTAATTGTAATATCGAACTTCCTGTTTAGTACTGGACTTTGTTTGATAATCAGCTTCACCATATCCCATGCGATTTTTGCCTGATCTCTTTTTGTAGCTCCAGTGTAACATTTGGCTCCTCGTTCACCACCAAGAAGCATTTCATAAATAATTATACATCCTGCAAGTAATGTTTTTCCGTTTTTACGCGCAATGTATAAATGCAATCTTCTATGTTTTCTTAATCTCGATTTTATTCCAATGAATCCATACAATGATGAGATCATGGCTTTTTGCCACAATTCCAACTTGATCGGATGTCCAGCATATTCCGATCCTTCAACATGTTTGCAAAATGTTTCTATAAATGCAATTGGTCGATCGGCATATGTTTCATCATACTCAAAGAATTCTTTCGTTCCATCATAATGGGTTATATAGTTTTCTTCTGGATTCCTAATGAGATAAACTAATTTCTCAATTTGTGTTAATATTTTTTTTCCGACTAAGATAGTGCCGTTGGTTATTTGTTCATAATATTCTTCTATATATGTCATTACTTAAGTTTGTATTTCTTTTCAAATAGTGCAATCAAATCTCCACCATCACCATTCATCGGTAAGAAATCTTTTAATCTTCCTAATAATGTTGAATAAGTTTTTCCAACTTGATTAATCATATCAGATGCTACACTTTTTTTAAATCCATGTTGATTAGCACCATTTTGATATTTTTCAAAATAACCATCTCGCTTAACAATTGCTCTTAGCTCTTCTAGTTGAACAATGCAAAAAGCAATATTCTCAATTAAGGGCATTGCTACATTTTTTTTATCTTTGTCGAGGTTCTTAATAATCTTCTTAAGTTTTCTAAACTCTTTCTTTATTTTTTCATCTCGCTCTTCATCTGTAAAAAACTTTCCATTTTCTAAATCCAATTCTTCCTGGACCACTTTTTCTTCTTTTTCTTTGGCTTCCATGAAGGTACACCCCCCTAACAGTATCACACGCACAAAGTTTAGG